CCTCTGAGTATCATGCTACCATACTCAGTTAGAAGATCTGAGTTAATGAGGTATTACTGTTTACCAATGGTGAAGAAGTATGCTTTAGATGCTTGTGATCGAGCGTTCATCCGCATTTTGAAGAGGATTCCAAAGCATAAATTGCGACCCATATCATTGGACGCAGCTTTTATCGAAATGCCAAAAGGTACTAACCTTGGATCGCCTTTCTTTAGGAAGTCCGCTGCCCTCTATCCAGAACTGATGGAGCAGGCACGGTTGATTGAGAAGGACGGTTTTGATGTACATAAACATTCCGATCCGTGCATGCTTTACTGGAGAAGACAGTCGACAGGCCTCTTTACACCCGTTAAACAAAGAGCAGTGTGGGGGTATCCACACAAATTTTCATTACATGAGCTACGTATCATTAAGCCACTCATCTCCGAGTTCAAGAGATTGCCTGAGTTTGCTGCTTTGCTCAGTAGTGATGCTGTGAATGAGCAAGTGTCCAAACTTCTTAAGAGTAATACACTTAAGTTCAGCGTGGATTTTAGTTCATTCGATCAATTTGCAACACCACTTGTGGATTATGCATTTGATTTAATGCGGGCCGCGTTTGTACGGAATGCTTTACCATTGATCGACTTTGTTGAGGATAGATTTAAACATATTCCATTGTTAACACCAGAGGGTATATGGCATGGTCGCCACGGCGTGCCATCTGGGGCAGGGCCAACAAATCTGGCTGATTCTATAATCAATTGGATTATTATGGAGGCTTTTGCTGATGTGTCCGGGACAAAATCGGCGGGCGCACTGTTTCAAGGCGATGATGGAGTTTGGTCATTCAAAGATGCCGTATTATTGAATGATCTCATAAGTTTTGTTCACGATCTTGGTATGTATGTCGGAACTGATAAAGGTGGAGTGTCCTCTGATACTGTATTGTATCTACAGAATGTCCACATGTCCGGGTATGTGGTTAACGGTCTCAATGTTGGAGTGAGGCCTTTGGAGAGAGCGTTGTCCGGTATGACGGGGTTCGAAACTCCAAGGTCGAAAGATTGGAGGCCTGTGGATACCACCGTGCGTTGGTTGCAGCAGATTGAGAATTTAAAATACCACCCTAGATTTGTAAGTCCTGTTAGGCTACTTTACGCGACAGACCGATTAGTTCGTGAATTCAGTATTGATGAAATAATCGATATTGGAGGTGGATTTTCGGAATTAGAAGCCAGGCAGCGTAATCGTGGCTTTCCTTTTGGGAAAGAACCAATCTCTGCTCTTCAGAGTTTCGCCACTGTGAAGATGATCGCCAAGATGAG